TTAAGTCTAATTGAAGTACGTTATTTGGTATTAATATTTCATTATTTGAATCCGGTGTAAATTCATAATGTTCCTCTGTATTGAAAGTCCATCCTTCTGATTGAACTTCTCTTGAAACCTGCAACAATGTATCGTATGCAATCGCAACGTCAGGGTTGGTTTGATCGAGGGTGGTTACAGGCGCTTGACCCACCGACGCCAGTATTTGATTTATAGCAGGTAATTCTTCTTTAGCGTTAGTGGTAGGGTAAGCCATAGGTATAAATATTTGTGAATAAAAAAAAGGGGGTCGTGAGAACCCCCCTAAATAAAAGACTATATAGTCTATGCGTATGCAGCAGGCTTGGTAGCTGTACCTGCGAACAGTTCAACAGCAGCAGCTGGGTTGAGTGAATCAGCACCCATTGCTAAGCGACCTAGGATTACGTCACCCTGGTAAACCACGGAGACATCACCTGAAGTTACTTGAACTTGAGGACCAATTGCTTCAACTACACCACAAGCTTCTCTCTGGAAGATAAGTCCACAAGAGTTTGCGAACTCTGCTTCAGCACCGTATTCGTTAACGGTCTTCTGTCCAGATGGAGTTGTAGATGCATCTTGATCACCCATTGCTTCTTGAACGAATGAACCAGAGTTACCTGGATCAGTTACACCAGGGTTAGTGGCGCCAGCAGTACCATAAATAGTACCGAATTTCTTGAAGAAAGGAATGTTCATTGACTTGTAGATCTTGATACCAGCAATCTCTATGATGCCGTTACCAGACTGCAAGGCTGTACCTTGTACATCTCTGTTAACCAAACCGTTAGACCCTACAGCTTGAATCAGCTCATAGTATTGTCTTGGGTTTAGTACACCAACACGTCCATCTTGACTAACACCTTTTTCATCTAGAGCAGCAGCTGCGTCATAGAAGGCGTTAATTAAGAAAGTGGAGTTGTAAGCATCAGATCCTTGAGTGTTAGTACCTACACGGATCTGTGTTCCACCTGGTTCTACGAAGTTGGTTGCAGAAACTGGTGAAGCAGAACGAGCAGCTTTAGTAACTGCACGGAAGATACGACGGTCATAGTTCTCAGCAAGAGAGTAACCAATCTTACGTGAGATTTCTCCTCTTAGATCGTAGTGAGAGAGTGTTTCATCCAGCTCATACACGAATGCAGAACTGATCAAGAGATCATCACACTGGATGGTCTTCTCGGCTACTGGAGGTGCACCATCAGTGTTACCCAATATGCTTTGTCCAGGAGTATGGAACTCACTCTTCGTCCGACCTGTGAAGATAAACTGTAATGACTTACCGTTCTTCAAGGTACGACGGGTTACCAAATCACGAGCGATCGTGTTTCTTTGGAACCCTTTAAACATCTCACCGCTGAATAGCTTGAGATATAAATCTCTCCTGGCAGCAGTTGTAGATGCCGCCAGGTTATTGGCACCACCCCAGGTTAACTCACCTTGGGCGGTATTATTTTGTTGTGCCATTTATATGGATAATGTATAATTTACTTTCTTACGCGCAAAATTTTTTGATCAATTTGTTGTGGTCTATCCCACCGTCCAGACGGCTAAGGGTATCCTCGTAAGGGCCAAAGCCAAGGCAGGAGAGGTCCGACTCTGAGGTGCCTCTCCTACTGTTTAGAGTGTAGACAATGCTTCTTCTAAACTTAAATCTTCTTCATCTACACCAGGTGGTTGTGTATCACTAGGAGATAGATCAGGAGGATCTTTAATATCAACTCTTGAATCAATCCCATAAGGTGTAGGATGTGCTACAGGTTTACCTGTTGTTTGTTGTGCCATTTAAAAATTGTATTTAGCACCGATTTTAGATGACCATGACTTATCATCATCCTCATCTTCAGCGGTGATTACTGCCAGCTCTCCGTAAACATCGAGTGCATCTCCTGCATTAACGTTGAGTCCAATCTTACCCGACAAGCGAGTATCATTATCCTCTCCATCCTCTGCAAAAATAGCAGGGCCTCCTTGGGCATACCAACCAAGAGATCCACTACCACCTTCTACACCGAAGTGTAAATCAGTGGTACGGTTATCATAATCAGATCCCGTATAATTGGCATTTGATTCTACGTTCACGTAGGGTCCGGCGAAAGCAGGAGCTGTCGCGAAAGTGGTGGCTGCGAGGGCTAGTGCTAATCTTTTCATTGTTAATAAAATTTAGATAGTTTTCGTGTAAGGCACGCCGCGATACTTTAGTTGGATCTTTTTTTGCATTGATCTGCTCCATAGTACCACACCCCCGTTCCATGATGTGGTTTCATGCGTCCATAAATATGGATGAACGGACGCGGCGTGTGTAACCTAATACTTTTTAGGTTTCTTTTTTGACGCTGCTTTTTTTGCTGCAGCTTTACCCTTAGATGTGTAAGGGTATTTTTTTCCATTTACTACAGGCATAGTTAAAACTCTACGTTAGAACGTTCTAATTTGTTCATAATGTCCTGCCTATAAGCAGGATCTTTATCATAACGATCATCACTCATAGCTTTAACTACTTCAGCTTGACTACGAAATGTGTCGCCTTTTATTGAAGGAGCTTTTCCTGTTACCATTTCTCCTGACCTCCCAGTCGCATCTTCATATCTGTATTGTAAAGCACGAACTGCAAAGAAACATGATAAGGGATCTCCCCTGTTGATCGCTTGATCAAACATATCAATTTCTTCTGAGGTAAGGTTATTACCTGCCCAGTTCACCATACTTTTATATTGCTCTGGGCCACCTACAACATCTTGTAACTCTGCAGACTCCTCTTGAGTCATTTCCCGTGATGCAATGTAATTGTCTTCTACATTTTTACGGTATGCTAAATGCATATTAACTAACTGTTCATTACTTAAATCACCTATTTTATCAGTAGTTTCTTCAGTAAAGTCAGTTTGTGCCTCTTCCCAAAGTGTTTCTAACAATGCATAATCATCACTATTAACATCAGGTTTATTTTCATCAACAGGTTTCTCCTCTACTTCAGGTTCTTCTTTAGTAGATTCAGTTGTTTGAGGTGCTTCTTCAGTATCAGTAGATTTTTCACCAAGTTTCTGTTGTAATGAAACATAAGCTTTTTCTAACTCTTCAGCATTCTTATATTTTCCAGCTAATAATTGTTCTTGTTCTGCAACTAACTGTTCTCCTACTTGAAGAGAATCTTGTTCATCTGTTGTTAAATTATCAGCTGCTGATACTGTATCAGGACTGTTATCATATGTTAAAGTTTCTGCCATAATTATTCAATAGGTGGTTCTGTCATAGGTTGTGCTTCAATTGGTATACCTTCTTCAGCTAGGGCTGGATTCTTAGTAGGATCCATCATTGGTGAACTCATTACTGCACCAGTCTGTTTAGCCATTTCTAAATCATACTGTTGCTGAGCTGCTGCCTGTTGTGATGCTTGTTGTTGATCCTGAACTTCTTGCATACTCTTAACGAGATTTAAGACGTCAATACCTTGAGCTGCAGCTAATCGTTTAACTACTTCTTCAGGGTTAATATAAGTCTGTATTGCTTCTGGTCCCATAGTCTGTGCAATGGTACCTAAGAATTCACCTAATGCTTGTACATCCTGTCCTCTACCAAGAGAATTAATACCTGCTACGATAGTAGGTTTAACTAATTTCTTAGGTATTTTAGGAATATCTCCAGCTTTTTGGAAAGTATCTAATTTACGATTCAAGTATGGTACTAAAAATTCAACAGTAAGTAAAGAAAATAAACCTCCTAACTGCTGTTCTAATTCCATCTGTGTCATACGTACTTCTTCTGCAGTAGTTCTTTCACTCTGTCTGATGTTCATTATTAAGAATGCATCAGCAAGCCTACCTTCTAATGACTGCATCATCTGTAAAGCTGTGCTAAAGTCAGCAGTTTTACCAACTTGTACAACACCTATATCATCAGGCCTACCTTGAACGATCGCTCCGTTGCCTGCCTTGGCCAGGGTGGCGGGTTTAGTAGTACTTGAGGGTGATACAGTAAAGACAACTTTAGCGGCTGCTGCAGAGCCTTCTACGATAGCCTGAGAGAGTGCTTCAAGAGACCTAAGATCTCCTATAAATTGACCTACTCTACCACGACCATAGTTTTCTCCATCAACAGTATTAAATCTTAACGGAAGCCAGGGAGTTACATCCACTGGTGATTTACTTAAAGATTTATTAAGTACTTTACCAAATACTTCTTGGTGCCATAAAAATCGATTATTCTGTCTGGTTACATGAGTGTAAACATCACACTGTTTATCATCTACTTGACCATATCCTTCATCGTTAGCACCGGTTTCACTATCGTATGCATCAAAATCTTTAGGAAGCATACCTTCTATTAACTTTTTGTTAATCTTTTCTCTGGTTACTATTTCAATTACGTTGCCGTTGCCATCTCGTTCTACTACATAGCGACTGAGAGGGAATAACTTCAACCCAGTTTTACCCATAAAAATTAGAGCATTACCAGTCACAACTAAATGTTGTAAAGCTTGGTGAACAATTACACGGTCATCAGAAGCAGCAATTGCTTCTAGTATAGTTCGCTCAATTTTTGCAAAGGATAAGTCAATCTCTGACCTTGCCTCTGGTGGGAAGTGATCACTGAGTTGTGAATCATCTACCTGTAATTTAAAGAAGCTGGTTTGAGGAGGTAGTAGAGCTAACATCAATTTTGATGCTAGAGTGACGACCCCCTTCGCTCCAACGCTTTGCCAAGGGGTAGAAGTTCTACGCATTCCTGATGGGCTTTCATCAAATTCACTTATTAAATAAGGAATTGTTAAATCTGCTGCATCACTTGCCTCTTTTAGAAACTGGGAACGCTTTGTACTTAAATAGTCATACCTTGTTTTGGCGTGCATTATTATACGTTAGTTGCTTGATCTGTTATCGTTAATGGTTGTTGGTACCCAGGCGGTAATGCTTCAGGTCGTCTGAACCATCTTTGTCTGTAAGCATTCTCACCTCTCCTATTAGTTGAGACTGATCCAACTGATCCTACTAGATTACCATAATCAGCAGCAACTTTTTCTTGCATTTCTCTAGCAGCATTAGCAGCATTAAAGTCAGCTATTTGACCTTGGAATCCTGAAATTTGAGCAGCTTGTGTATCTGCTAAACCTCTGTACCTAGCAGCTTCACCTGAACGCTCTCGGATTTGGTTTGTTAAATCCATTTGTGCTCTTTGGAAGGTAGCCTGCTGAGTACGTAGTCGATCCTCATAGTCAGCTCTCCATTGATCTGCATCAGAAGCACTCCTTTCCATTTGTCTTTGGTATTCCTGTGCTCTAGATTGCCACTGCCTCATTTGATCTTTATAGGATCTATACCTTGACTTATATTTTTTATACTTCTTCTTATATTTCTTGTACCTTCTTTTATAGGTTTTTTTTGAAGCCATGGTACTAATATACTCCTGTTAATAATTTAATTTGTTAGCATC